TCCCCGCTTGAAGAGGATTCCGAAACCGGTTCGTGCTGTGTTGGCCATGTGCTTCCGGCCGGGTTGCGGCCGCTCCTAAAAGGTGCTTGGTGACGTGTTGAACCACATCTCGGCGTCGATCCGGACGCCGTATTCGGTTTGCTGCTCGATCTCCGGGTCGATGGACGGGATGTCGCCCTCGTCGACCACCGTGCACGAGTTGACGAACGTGCCGCCGTACCGACCCTGAATCCCGTGGATGGCCGACTTGACCGCTTCGGCCAGTGCCGCCGCCGCTTCGTAAGTCCCGGCAAGGCAAGTGAGCTGATACCTCCGGCGGTCCAGCCCCAGAACCCCGCGGCTGTGAACCTGCGGCTGCCCGTCGATCAGCGAGATGACCACCGACGACCCGGACGCCCGGCCCCGTCGCTGCGGGTAGACGCGATCGCCCACCAGCGACGTCACCGCCGCCGACTCGGTCAGCATCGTTCGCAGGGCCTTGTAGCTCATGGATCAGAAGTCCTGCCGGGCGAGGGTGTAAACGCTTTGCCGCCGCCCAGCGAACGCCGGATTGGCCATGGCGGCCCGGCCGAGTGCCCGACTCATCTTCCCCTTGGCGGCGACCTTGCTGGCGTACCCGGCCATCAGCCGCCAGATCTCTGCCGCTGCCACCTCAATTGCCTTGGGCCCTTGGTTGTCCAGGGCTGGGCGCATGAACGGGCGGGGCGGCATCCACTTCGTCGGCGTACTTCCCCGCTTGCCGGACACCCAGATCTTCTCTCCGAACGCCTGCAGCGGGTACCTCGGGGTGGCGTGGTATCCGTACTCCAAGAACGACCCGTAGAACGTGTCGCCCTTGAAGTCCCCCTCGCCGGCGGCCAGGCGGATGGAGATCGTCGCCTTCTTTCGTCGCTTCGCGGCCTTGATCCGCAGCGATTTTTTGAGCCTTCCGGTCCGGACGGGAGCCTTTGCCCGGGCCTCAGCGAGGACCAGCTTCATGCCCTTCCGCATCCCCTGCCGGGCAAACCTCGCGCGGGTTTTGCTTTCGAGCTGCTGCAGGGCCCTCTGCAGCTCCCGCCCACCGACCACCCCGATGGTGATCCCCTGCATCTTTCCTGCCTTGCGTGCCATGGATGGGAGGGGGTGTTGGCGGGGGGCGAGGGACCGGCCACTACGTGGTGGAGCCGGCGATGATGATGTCGTAGGTGATGGTGCCGCCGCTGGGGTTGTTGATCCGCAGGATGTCGGCGGTGCCCGCCGTTACGACGTAGCCGGTCGCATCGGGGGCGACGAGGCAGAGAGCGCCGCCGGCCCGGAGGACGATCACCGGGGTGGTGCCGGTCAGGTGGGTGACGAACGGGTTGGACCCGCCGCCGACGTTGAGCGTGTACCCGGCGGTGGTGGTGACCACCTTGATGTAGATGAACTTCACGCGGGCGAAAGCCACCGTGGTGCCGAGCTTGTTGACCAGCACGCCGCTGAGGTCCAGATCGTCGTTGGCCGACGCGGCAAGGGTGCGGCCGGCGTCGGCCCAGACTTGGTTCATCTGGTTGGCACCAGCGCCGTCCGTGATGGCCATGTCGTTGGCCATGTTGATGATGTGCTGGGGGATGCCGAAGTCGTCGGTGCCGGTCAGAGTGAGTCGAGAACCGAGGTTGATGTTTCCGGTGAGGGGCATGGGTGTTCGGCCGGTTTACGGCCGCTCCTTTGTGGTCAGGTCGGGTAGCGGCAGCGGATCTCCATGTCCCGACGCCTGCCGTTCACGTCGAGGGCTTCGTTGATTTCGTACAGCGTTCCGGTCTGCGGGTCTTTGAGTCGGTGCTTGGGGGTCAGCCGCCGGCCGTCGACCCACGGGACGCGGATGATGACGGTTGTGTCGCTCTTCGCCTGTTCGGCGTGCATTCGCTCTCGCCCGGAGAGTGGTGCCACTTCGCACCAGACGAACCCGGCCGAGTTCCAGGTGACGATCTCCGACCCCAGTTCGCCGCGAGCGGGCGTGCCCTGCTCGAGGATTTCCAGCCGATACCGGCGCAGGCCCGATCGCATCACCGCACCGTCCATTCATCCAGCAGCCGGTCGGCAAACGCCAGTCGCGATTGGATCGTCCCCACCAGTGTCGGCTCGCGGTGCTCGTACAGGTCGGTCAGCACCAGCAGGATGTAGTGCCGGAGCTCCTCGGGGATCAGGCTGACGCTCGTGTACCCAGCCGTGAAGGTGATCCGTACCGCGCCCGGCTGAGCCCGGGCCGACGGCCAGGTCGACCCGTAGGCCGGAATCAGCAGCCCAGGCTCTACCCTGGGAACCAGCTCGTAGGCTGACGAGTTGAGCGTGGTCAGCGCCCCCGTCGAAGAGGAAAGGTACTGAACCGAGGTGACTGCCGTGACCGGCGACCGGCGGAGCCGGATCCCGTCCCGGCGCCCGACCCACGACGCGATCGAATCCGGCTCACTCAGGTCAGCCGTCGGTGACGTTCCGCTGTTCGGCCAGGCGTCCATGGTCAGCATCCAGGTCGCCGGCATGAGCTGGCGACCCGTCAGCGACTCGGTCCGCTGCCGCGCCGCCTTCAGGCATCGGGCGACGGTATGGTCTTCATCCGTCGAGTAGATGCGCAGGTGGGCCTTGGCCTCGTCCAACGTCAGCGGTTCGGCCGTCGGCGGCGTGATCAGGCTGTATTGCGGCTGGGACATCGGGGCGTCCTACTTGCTGCCAAGGTTGATGAGTGCAGGCGGAGGGTGCTATTTGCCCCGCGACTTGCCGCGTGGATGAACGGCCGACTCGGCACCCGGATGTCTGGCCACCGCGCTTTCGGTCACGGCGGCATCGGCATGGGAGTAAGACGCTTCTGCCGTTGGTGTTGGATCCAGACACACCGCAGACCGCGCCAGCACCAGCGCCTTCCCGACGGCATCAGCGACGTCCCGCTCGTCTCCGGGCTGAAACACCCCATCTGGGCCAGCCGCCAAGGTCAGCATCTTGATACGCATCGTTTCCGCCTTCGTGTTCCAAAGGCGGGGGCGACCGTGGCCGCCCCCGCCTGGTGATCAAAAGTGAGATACAACTACAGGGTCGCGTTTAGGACACTGCGGCAAATGCCGCCGCCAGCACGGTCGAGCCCTGGGTGACCGGCGACTTGGACCCGCGGTAGCGGATCGCGATGATGCCATCCACGACGGCATTCGCGACCGTTCGGGTGAGGCTGGCAAACACGTAACGGCTGGTCGGCCGAAACGCATCCACCACCAGTACCTTGTTGTCGGCGTCGGACGCGCCGGCCGTGAATGCGGTGGTCGCAACCGCCGTGGTCGGGGTGGGCGAGCTGGTCGAGTTGGCAATGTTCTGCTTCGCCGTCAAGGTCACCACCGACGTTGCGGTGACGTCCCCGAGCAGCGCGATGAACACGACGCCATCGTACCCCTGCATATCCAGAACGGTGCCGAGCACCTCGGTCGTAGCCGCCGCCGCCGCGTTAGACACGCGGTCGATGGCACAATCTTTGAGAATGTTGGTGAGACTCATTGTTCCTCGGAGTTGAAGGTTTCGGTTTGAAGAATCGGTTGAACGTCATCCCCCATACCCCCCCCCCCCCAGATCCCCACCCCCTGCCAAGCAAGGGGTGGGGATGGCGGAGTGGCGAGAATCAGGCCAGCTTGACGCGGGCGAAGGCTTCCTCGAGGGCCGGCATGCCGTCGGTCTCCAGCCGGGCGATGTAACCCGTCTGGTTCGATGCTGCGTACAGCTCCACCAGCCGCTGAATCGTCAGCGTCAGCGCATCGGCGATGTGGTAGAACGACAGGTCCCCGAAGATCCCCACGTACAGCCCGGTGGTGAACGTGTTGGGGGCGTATTCGCTCTGGTTGATCGGCCGATCGAGCAGCGTGTCCGGCTGTCCGCCCGCCAGACCAGGCTGCCAGATGTACTGGTTCTGCGAGTCCTTGAGCTTGCGGATGTTCCGAACGGCATCGCGGTGGAAGATCCACTCGCCGCGCCGCTGGTACTGCTCCTTCACGGCGTACTTCGCGTTGATCAGCCCGTCAGCCGTGATCGCGTTGGACGTGTTGTCCGTGCTGACGTCACGACCGGTGCTGATCCCGTTTGCCGAAGCCGTGAACAGGCCGAGCGGCTGGTTGGATCCGCTGCCAGTCAGGAACGCCTTCTCCTGAGTGACGCCGAACTTGTAACCCAGGCGGTTCTGCACAATCGACTCGGCGCTGCTGACCTGACGGAGCAGCTTGTTGCTCACCTTGATCCGCTTGGCCAAGGGGAACGGCTTGAGTTCGCGCTTTCCAAACGCCATGGCGCTGTCCTCGTTGCCGGTGCCCAGTTCGCTCGTCCAGTCCGCATCGTCCGGATCGCTGTCGAGCGACACGATCCCGAGCGAAGCCGACTGCACAAGGGCCGGGTACACGGTGGCCTTCTGGCGGATGAAGACCATGTTGTCGAGGAACTTCAGCAGCCCGGTCGCCATGGTGATAGGCGCCACCAGGTACCCGCCGTCCGCCGGGCTGGTGGCCGACAGGGCACGGCTCTGGACGCCGAAGGCGAGGAAGTCGCTGAACGCCTTGCGGTACTCCGGCGTCGCCGTCACACC